AATGCGGTGCTCGCCATGCCGAACGCCGTTGCTACGATGGCCTGGCGGCCTTCGGCTTTCTGCATCCGACGCTCGCTTTCATGGTTCCACACGTCGATCTGTTGAGATCGAACTTGACGGCTGACATTCTCGGCTACTGCGGCTGCGTCCTCGGCGCCTACCATTCTCGTGTCGGCCAGGACCCTAGCCGCGCTGCCAAATGAGAGGTCTACGTTGTTGGCCCCCATCCGCGCTTCTTGCTGGCCCACGCGCTGTGCCACTTCCCGCCCAAGTCGGCGCTGCTCGTCCTGCCCGCGGGCTATGGTGTCAGCACCGCCCTCTTTGGCCAATCCCTTGTTCTGCCGCGCTATTTGCGCGGCGTATTGCGCTTGGCGGGTCGCATAGAGCCCGCTTTGAAGCTGGCCGGCTGCTGAGACAGCCGTTCCGGCGATCATCAGGGGACCAATGGCTGCAGCTGGTAGGCACAAAGTACGTCTCCCGTGGAAGTTAGAGTTTGCCCGGAGGGGCGGTGGCGCTCAAAATCACTCCATCAGCTCGGCATAGGGGTCGTAGGCCCGGCGCGGCATTGGGCGCCGGTCCCGCGCTGTGTTCCGCTCCACCGGCGCCGCAAAGGTCAGGGCCAGCGCATCCCCCTTGTCAGGCGAGGCCAGCCCGCGCTTCTTCATGTCCTTCTTGCGTTCGAGCGTGATCGAGACCTGGTCCTGCCCATAGCCGTATTCCACGCCGATCAAGTCAGTCTTGAGCTCCGGATCCTCTGGCACGCAGCCGCCGTCCAGCCACTCGCGCATGGATGCCCACATGTGAGCGCGCTTGTTCGCGGTCTCCATGGACAAATCGGAGCCCACCATGACCTTCCCGCCCTTGCCGCCGAAGTCGATCGGCATGACGCCGGGGACGTTCAGCTGGTTGAGGCGGTCGATCAGGCCGGCGCCCATGGCGCCCTTGTCGACGAAGATCGCGTCCGCCCGGTATTTCATCGCATATTGAGCGATGTCTCCGGCCACCCGCATGAGGTCGCGCTGAGCGTCGGTCCCGCCCCAAGTTAGCCACGGGATAGACCTAGCGTCCCGACCCTGCCTCGCAGCCAGGACGGATTTATCATCCCCGTAGCGGGCGACGTCGACCCCGAAGATCACTGGCTGGGACGGGCAGGCGAGGGTCTCGCGCTCCATGGCGTCGTCCACCACGTCGCTGGCAATGAACTGCATGGATCCGGCACGGGGGAACTCGCCCTTGACGCGAACGCGGGCGATGTCGCTGTCCTCGCCATAGGTCGCGACGATCTCGTCGAGATACTCGCGGTTCGTGCCCTCCACGGTCCGGCTGTCGATCTGGCGCGTCTTCCACAGATGCCGATGCCGACCGAAGCACTCCTTGAACCGGCCGCTGTTCCTCGTCGGGTTCCCGAACGCGATCCAGATAATCTCCGTATGCTCATCCGTCAGAGCGCCCTCAGTGACCTCCCAGATGCGATCGGCAATGCTGCTCGCCTCGTCGAAGATCACGACGATCCGCTTCCCCTGGTTGTGGAGGCCGGCGAAGGCGTCGGCGTTGTGGATGGACCAGGTGACCGCGTCGGCGCGCCAGGAACGATCGTGACCGGGCAGGGTGGATGCTACGGCCATTGCTGAGGCCTTGAACCACTCCCGCGTGATCGAGAGGCCGGTCCACTTGGCGACTTCCGCCATGGTTTTTCCGACCAGCTGCCCCTCGGTGTTGGCGGTGATCACGATGCGGGTGTCGGGGCAGGTATCCAGCGCCCACTTGAGGATCATGCTGATCTCGGCCGACTTGCCAATGCCGTGCCCGGAAGCCACCGCAATGCGCAGCGGGGTGAAGCGGGTCTCAGGGTTGGCCAGATGCTCGCCTATGTCGTTCAGGACCCCAGCCTGCCATCTGCGAGGCCCGTCCGCAGGAAGTTCCTCGGTGCCCCACGGATAGGCGTACAGGACGTGCCCAAGGGGATCGAAGGCGAAGTCTCCGATGTCGCGGGCTAGCTCCGCACGGGCTCTGTTCGCGTGACTCATCCGCGGCGCTCCTCTCGATCGCCCAGCAGGTGAACGGCCGACGTGCCGTTGACGAGCTCGCCACGCTTCTGGGCCAGCTGGTTGCGGCGCTGCTGAAGCTCGTTGGCCAAGTCGAAGTCAGGCGTCACCTGCAGGTCCAGCCGATCGCCGTATTTGCGCGGCGCCTGCTTGGAGGCTCGCCACTGGAGCGCCGTGATCCGGACGCGAGCGGCCTGCGCCGTGTCCTTGTCGACCGCCAGTTTTTGTATCTCGTTGATCTGGTCGTCCAGGTACTCGCCGGCCGCCGCACGGGCCCGGGCGTACTCATCGGCGAAGTCCTGTCGCTCATCCGCCCACCGGAGCACCGTCCGAACCGTAGGCATGTCAGCGCCCCGGCAGATGGCGGCAAGGCTCTCACCCTGCTCCAGACGTTCGCAGATCGTCTCCGCAAGTTCAGGGGTATAGGTGGACGTTCTGCTCATCTTTGGACCCCCGTGGTTGCCGCGTGATTGCTGTAGCAGGAGAAGAGCGCCTCGCAAAGAGGAAGAGCACCACACCGCATGTGTGAAGAGCGCCGATCCGGGCGTCTGCCGTAGGCCTTTCCGCAGCGCATTCCGCGCGCGTGCGCGAGAGGTGACGGAATAGCACCCATCATCCCCACCCCGGCACAGGATCGTCGGTTCTCTCGCCGGGAGCTAAAATCTCGGGATAGCTTCCCTCAATCGGCGCGGCGGCCTCAGTGGCCGCGCCAGATATACCGTTAGGTATAGAGTATATGTTTGGGGCCGTTCGGGGCTCGGGTTCGGGGGCGTTTGGGGAAAGTGTTTGGGGTGCCGTTTGGGGGAGCGTTTGGGGTCGCTCGCGGAGCCCTGAAACGTCCCTGCCTTTGCTGGTGTCTCTCCAGAGAAACCCGCTCTCGATCGCCCCGATGCGGAACAGCCGATCTAGTGCCGCGGCAAGCCGCTTCTTCCCGATCCTTTTCGACTCCGCCATCTGCTCGAACTGAGTGACGGCATAATTAGGGCAGGGGGTGGCGCTGACAGGCCTTCGCTGCTCGTTGCGGAGGCGCAGGCAGGCCAGGAAGACCTCATTGTCTTGGGATGCCTGCGCGCTCGCCGCCAGCTCGTTCCGCTGATCAATGGGCAGGTCGTCATCGCGCACCAAGGCATGATCGAACCAGCGAAACTGCAACACCTCGCCGGCACGAGAGTAGTTCGCCTTGCCGAGCCTCAGCTCCCGCGCGTCCTGGTCAACGATTACCCCGTCTGAATCTCGCAGATGATCGAGGACGATCTGAGATCGCACGGCGTTGAGCCACGCCGTCGAGCCTGAATAGCTGTCGCCAGACTTGTTCGGATGACCGATCAGCAGGCACGAGGAAGCTGTCTCCGCCGCCAGTCTGTTCAGCAGGTTGGCGAACTGCGTCACTTGGCCCCGATCGTTCTCGTTGCCGGTGAATAGGTGCGCCACGTTATCCAACGTCGTGTGAATTGCGCCGGTGAGCCTGATCATCTCCGTCAGCTTCTCGAACATGGCCGCCGGCCGCAACCGGCCCTCAGCGTCGAACGTGCACAGCTCGTTTCCAAGGTTGCCCCTCAGGCTCACCAAGTGAAGGTCGCCCAGCGTCTCCATCGGCACGCCAAGGCGCTTGCAGATGTGGTGCTGGCGCCAGTGAAGCTCCCCAAAATCATCCTCGCCGGTGATGTAGAGAACGGGCCCCACGTGAACCGACAGGCCAAGAAAGGGGATGCCAGCCACCATGCAGGTAGACAGCTGCTGCCCAAAGTACCCCTTGCTGGCACCGCCCGGTCCAGTGAACAACGTCACCTCCCGAGCCGGGATGAAGCGCTCCAGCACGAAAGCCCGCGGGCTTGGCACAATCTGCGCAGCTTCCGCCATGTCCAGCGTTCGCAAGGGCAGAACCTCAGCAGCGTCGTGGGCGACGACCGGACGTGCTCCGGCAAAAGCAGCTCGAACTGCTTCCCCACCCTCTTCTCGCTCGACGTCCTCGAAGTCACGGCCGCTCATGGCGCCGCTCCGGGATCAGCCGCAGCATGGCAAAGGAGACTGACCTCAATATTCACTCC